TAAAAACGACTTGGGACGGCCTGCGCGTAGCGCCAGAAGATTGGGAGCCAAAAAACCCACAATTAACGCCTGCTAAAAATGTTGTTGATGCCACGGCCCTGTTTAATCCACGGCCAGACAATGACCCCGAAAATGTCGAAATATTTATTGGATTTAATTACGACATATTTGCTGATCGCAGATTAACAACTAATGTTGGAATTTCTGGCACAGCGTTTTCTGGACTTTCATCTTTAATTATTAACACAAATTTAGATGTAAATGGCGTTGGTGGTTCAGGAGGCTCTAGTGGGGAAGAGGTAGTTCTTGATCCTGTTGTAAGTGGCGTTTCTGGCAGCGGCGGCGTTGCCGTTGATCTTGATCAAGTTGTTACGCTGGCAGTGACAGTGCAAAATGTTGGTGGGGCAAACAAATACTTTATCGCTGGCGTTCAGCAAGACACGCTGGAATTAATGGAAGGCAGGACGTATTATTTCGATCAATCTGCGGGAACAAACGCAGGTCATCCATTGCGGTTTAGCACCACATCAAACGGAACGCATGGTGGGGGAAGTGAATACACAACAGGCGTGACAACATCAGGAACACCGGGTCAGGCCAATGCGTATACTCAGATAGTTGTTGCAGAAAATGCACCGACACTTTTCTATTATTGTTCGGTACATAGTGGGATGGGCGGTCAGGCAAATACTCCTGTATTCGCTTCTGTAGTGGTTGAATTAAGCGAGATCGCAACTGGTGTTGGTGGTGATGGTGACGTTGGGGATGAAATCCCTGCGGCGTTTGTGACAGGTGTTTCTGCAAGCGGTGGCGCAGGAGACGTTGGGGTCGAGACCCCATCAGTTATGCCAACGCCAAATGGTGTATCTGGAAATGGTGATGTAGGCTCTGAAACTATTCAACTATCAATAGCAGAAAATGGCGTTGGTGGCGCAGGGGCGGTTGGAAACATAACCGAAGAAGGCACAGAAAATGCGAATGGTGTTTCTGGGACAGGAGCAATCGGCGCAGAAACTCCAGAAATGTCAGAAGCTGTTTCTGGGCTGGCTGGCAATGGCGGTGTTGGAGCATCTAGCTTTGAATTAACCAAAACTCAATCTGGAGTTTCTGGAAGCGGTGATGTCGGTGTTGAAATTCCTGTCGCGCATCCAAGCGGAGTTTCTGGTGGTGGAGGAACTGGCGCGGTTGGCGTTGAGGCTCTTGAAATATCAATTGATGAAGCTGGTGTTGGCGGCACAGGTGCAATCGGCAACCCAACATACGTTGCTGACTTGCAAGCTGGAGTTGCTGGGGTTGCTGGAACTGGTGCAATTGGAGCGTCTAGCTTTGAATTAACCAAGCCTCAATCTGGAGTTTCTGGTGATGGCGAAATTGGGCCAGAAATTGTTCAGCTTGAAATAATAGAAGCTGGTGTTGCTGGAACAGGTGGCGTTGGCTCAGAGGCTATCGACATATCAATTGCAGAAGCGGGTGTTTCTGGAACGGGCGCAGTCGGTGCTGAAGTATTAGAAATTACAGTGACAGAGACTGGCGTTGGTGGAACAGGTGCAATTGGCACAGTAACTGAAGAAGGCACAGAAGACGCTGCTGGAGTGGCTGGAGACGGCGATGTAGGTGCAGAAACAGTGCAGCTTGAAAAAGTAGAGACTGGCGTTGGTGGCACGGGTGGCGTTGGAAATGAAAGCATAGATATACTTGGCTGGGGCAATGCTGGCTGGGGAGAAGATGGATGGGGCGAATAATATGAGCTACACAACACTAAAAGCCAATATCCAAGAATTTTTGGAAGATGACTCGACAGAGTTTGTTGCGTCTATTGACACGATTATAGCGCAGGCTGAAGAAATGGTTTTTCAGCGCCTACCAAATATGCCGTGCTTTCGCTCGACATCTGCTGCGGCCAATCTTGTGCAAGGTACGGCGTCATATACAATACCAACAGCGCGGATGATCCGACAGGTATCAATTACAGACACAAATGTTGTCACGTATCTCGACCACAGAGTTGATTCTTACATCCGAGATTACTGGCCCAATGCAACAACGCAAGGCACCCCACGAATGTACAGCACAGATAGCGCAGGAACGGCTGGGACAGTCATTACATTAGCGCCAACACCATCTGCGGCATTGGCCTATAGCGTAGATTTTATCGCCCCTGAGACGGGGCTAAGTAATGCCAATCCAAATACTTGGATTGACACTAACGCCTCCACAGTTCTTCTTGCTGCGGCTCTGTACGAGGCTTCTGCGTTTTTAAAAGCGCCAGAAACTTTATCTCTGTATAAAACCCAGTTTGACGAAGCAGTCCAACTTACAGTACAAGAGATGCAACGTGACTACGCAGCAGAATACAATGGAGGCATATAATGGCTATCACACAAGCAATGAGTACGCTCTTTAAAAAAGACGTATTGTTGGGCGACCATCATCTCGACAGCGACAGTATTTATATTGCGCTGTATACTAGCAGCGCAAGTCTAGGTGCGGCAACGGATGGTTATATAACCAGTAATGAAGTTGCCAACGGCAATGGCTACACAACAGGCGGTGTTGCGCTGGCGAGTAAGGCAGTAACAGAAAACAGCACCAGTGGTGTTTTTGATGCGGCTGACCCAGAATGGACAAGCGCAACATTCACAGCCCGTGGCGCTTTGATTTACAACAAAACGCTAGGCGATGCATCTTCAAACGCAAGAGGCGCAATTGCCATTCTTGATTTTGGCGGTGATTTTTCTGTTAGTGGTGGTACTTTTAAAATTGTATTTCCAGCAGCAACTGCAAACAATGCAATTGTAAGGATCGACTAAAATGGCTTCATCCTATGACAACGACTTACGCCTCAATGAAATGGCGACTGGCGATCAGTCGGGCGCATGGGGAACAGTCACGAACCTAAACTTGGAAATGATTGCGGAGGCGTTCAGCTACGGAACACGCGCTATTGCGAATGCCTCCACAGACAACATAACACTTGCGGATGGCGCATTGGATGCTGACCGTAGCATGTATCTAAAGCTGACTGGTGGTGGTCAGGCTTGCACAGTAACATTTTTACCAGCGACCATCTCAAAGGTCTGGCTAATTGAGAATGCAACCAGCTATACTCTGACATTCACCCAAGGATCAAGTGGTGCAAATGTTGCAGTGCCTGCTGGTCAAGTCAAAATGATCGCTACAGACGGTGGGGGCAGCACAAACGGCGTTGTCTACGATCTTTTGACAGACGTAAATCTGGCTGGAACAACGGTCATGGGAGACATTGCTGTAGGCGGCAAAGTCATAACAATGACAGGATCATCAGGCGACACGGCAACGCTGACTGTCGCGGCTGATGGTGCCTTGGCAATCGCCACTACAGACGCAGCCGCAGCAGCAGCCAACATATCCATTACGGCTGACGGCACATTTACTGCTGCAGGAACAACCATCACGTTGGACAGTGCTGGCGATATTATTCTGGATGCTGATGGGGCAGATGTAATATTTAAAGATGGCGGCACATCCATTGGAACTATAACCAACGCATCCAGTGACCTTGTCATCAAGTCTAATGTCGAAGACAAAGACATCTTGTTGAAAGGTAATGATGGAGGTGCAGAAATTACTGCATTGTCTCTTGATATGTCTGCGGCTGGCGCGGCTACGTTCAACAGCACTGTTACTCGCTCTTTAACACGAGGCTCTATTGATGTTGGCAATAGTTCTGGTGTGTCTACGCCTCTGGCTATCGGCGGTGCAAATACACTGCTTCAATCCGATGGAACAGATGCGTCTTGGGCTACTGTTTCTGGCTCAGATAGTCGGCAATCATATGTTACGAATGCTACTGTTGCCGCTAGAGCGGCAGTGTTTTTGAACAGTGATGGAACCGTGGATCAAACGGCTTCTTTCCCACTTGCAGACAATGACGTTGTAGTCAGCACTTTTAGCGCCCAACTTGGTGGGAACTATGGCATTCAATATAATGGTCATGCTGGTTCGTCAGCGTATAAAGATTCAGGTACTGTTGCAGACCGTAGACACGTAACAATTTATAAATACCGTGCTGGATCAAGTGCTGCGAATGCAAGGTATGTGGTTTCTGCTGTTGCTGCGGATGGGACAATGACCCACGGCACACCCGCTGCGTTTAACTCTTCAGGACCGATGAATAATTGTAACGTAAAGTACAACGCCAACATAGACAGGTTTATTGCTGTTTATGATTACGGTGGCTATGCGTCTGCTGGCAATTATGGCGGTATTGCGGTTGCAGTAGGTACGTTAGACGCCAGCAACAACACCGTAGCTTGGACGCATACGACTAATCTTGGTAATGCTGGAAGTGGTGCTACGCGAGGCTTTACTTACTATGATCGTTCTAACTCTATAGAAAGCCCAAGTTTTGACATTGCACAGGATGGCTCTCATCTCATGATTTCTCACATGGGGGATTACAACAACGAAGCTAATGAGAGCAACGCGTATCGCCTTTCCGTAAAAGTGGCTACTATCAACGCTGGCAACAACACTGTTTCTGGGGGGAGTTGGAAAGATGTGCTAAGTTCATCTGGTACAAAATGGTACCGATCTGGTGTATTTCCTTCAAGTATTCATTGGCATCAAAATTCTAGCCAATATATTGTGAATGCTGGTTCGGATGCCGCTACTACGCGATATGCTTATGGAGATCAGCAAGTTTTTCTGTTTACTGTAAGTGGCAATACACCCACACAAGTAAATTACGCCCTTGGGCCTTTAACTATGTCTGGTCTGGAGACAGGCGCAAACTCAGTTCCTCAAATATCATGGTACGATGTGACTAGCACAAAATGTTGGGGTATTGGCATTAATACAGTATCCACCACCGGCAGCATTAATTCTGGTGGCACTGCTGTTGCGCTTTATGAAATGACTGTTGGAAGTGGTAGTATTTCTAATATTAAAGGTAGACCTATTGCCTTGAAGGACACATCAAATTTTGCAAGTCTTCCATTATCTTCAAATGGCAGTTATCCTACGGTAACCGCAAGTGTAGTGTATGATAGTAGTGGAACGGCTTATATATTGTATAAAGCGGGAGCCGCAAGTGCTTCGGGCGGCATTATTGCCGTTATAAAACTAGCTTACGATGAAACAAACATTGGAGCATTGGTTTCTTTAAAAATTAATGAAGTAAGTTCAGACTTGACTATTCCTTACCCCAAAGGAGGGGGGTTTGTAACATACGACACTGGAAGAGACTTTTTGTTTACACTAGGCACGGATGTGTTTTTAGATGCACAAACATCAGCTTCGAATTATCAAATTGTTGCTCAAACTATTAATGTAGCAAACAACGGTAGCGGTTTAAATCCTATTGGCATACATGATAGTTCTTCAAGCGCATCAAGTGGAGACACTATAACGGTTGCACAGTCTGGTAGCGTAGTTTCTGGATTTAGCGGCCTTACCATAGGTGCGCCTCAACTGGGAGGGGGCAAGAGGTTGGGGTATGCCATATCTGCGACTGAAGTATTTGTAACCACTGATGGTAACGGAGGATAAGATATGTATGTACCAGAAACACTGGTTCCTTTTTGGAATTGGCATCCAAGACACTCTGAATACAACACACTACAAGCAGCTTTTGTGGTTTGGCGTAACTTAAAGTTATGTGAAAGTGATTTTATGGCTTTAGGCGATACGCCAACAATGTCTACGGATTGGGCAACATATCGACAGGCTTTGCGTGATTTACCATCTAATGCGAATTACCCTGCAAGTTTAACTGACCCGACGTTTGTACCGCTCGACCCTAACGGTGAGTAGTATGGATAAGCGCACAGTGGCCTCTGCACACAACAGAATTGATGATCTAAACGTCACCTTTGCGTCTCTACGCACAGAGGTGACCATACAGCACAAAGAGCTATTTACGAGGGTAAAGCGTTTAGAGGCAATTATGATCGGTGCCAGTGCGGCCATAATCGTGATGCTGATGACTGTGCTAACAAAGATGGGGTAAGAGCATGACACCAGAGACGTTTGATAAATTCAAAGTTTTGCCGCGAATAATGATGCTGGCTGTTACGGTATTGACGTATCAAAGTGTTCACTGGTTTATGTCTATCCCCCCAGATCAAGTAACAAATGCCCAAGCGGGGTTGGTTAGCGTCTGTATGGGCGCACTCACTGGCTGTTTTGGCATCTTCATAAACGGTGAAAAAGCATGATGGCTCTTCTGGGAAGCCTGCTGGGCTTCGGATCATCGTTTCTGCCGTCAGTTCTGGATTACTTCAAGGCCAATCAACAGCAGAAGCACCGCATTGAAATGATGCAAATCGAGACAGAGCTTGCACAAAAGCGGTCTGAGATGAAGCTGGTTGAGTTAGATAAAAAGGCAGATATCGAAGAAACAAGGGGCTTGTATGAGCATGATCGATCTATCGACGCTGGCGGATTTATCAACGGTCTTCGGGGTTCTGTTCGTCCTATTGTTACTTATGCCTTTTTCGGACTGTTCGTAGCTACGAAAGTAGTGATTATGGTCAAGGTCACGCAGGCTGGTGGAGACTGGATGCAGGCCGTTGATCTTATGTGGGATGGGGAGACATCTGGATTGTTTAGCGCAGTCTTAGCATTCTGGTTTGGAAATCGGGCAATCAGTAAATATGCAGGGAAATAATTATGGGCTACAAGTTAAGCAAACGAAGTCTATCTAGGCTGGACGGTGTAGACGAAAAAATGGTGGCTGTCGTGAAGTACGCCATAGGTGTTACGAAACAAGACTTTTCGGTAATTTGTGGACTGCGAACAATAGACGAGCAACGTGCTTTGGTTGCAAAAGGGGCTTCGCAAACCATGAAGTCAAAACACATTGACGGTAACGCTGTTGATCTTATGGCTTACTGCGATGGCGGCAGATGGGAACTGAACCTCTATGATGAAATTGCAGACGCTATGAAGGAAGGCGCAGAGGCTGTGGGCGTAAAGCTACGCTGGGGCGCTGCGTGGACTGTTAATGATCTAGGTGCTTGGGAGGGTAGCGCAGAGGACGCTATGAACAGCTATATAGATATTCGCAGATCACAGGGACGTAGGCCATTTATCGATGCTCCACATTTTGAGACCATGTTCTGATGTCACTGCAATTGCTGAAATACAACGCTGGCATCGTCAAAGATACCACAGAATATTCTGCTGGCAAAAACGGCCCATTTTATGTGGACAGTGACCTTGTTCGTTTTGTTAACGGATACCCAGAGAAAATTGGTGGATGGGAAAAAGACAAATTTTACGCATTAGATTCGTCTGGGCAAACAACATCTACTGAAGCTACGCTGACTGGCATTGGCCGAAAAATGGTTTTTTGGAGAGCGTCTGATGGTGTTGACAGAATAGCTGTCGGGACAGACAATCATCTTTACATAATTCAAAACAACGCGATTTATGACATTACGCCGCTGCGAAAAACCACAAGTAATCTCTCTAATCCTTTGGTTGTAACAAGTGGCAGCACAACTATTACTGTAACCGATAACTCTCATGGAGCTTCAAACGGTGATTGGGTTGTAATAAATTCTGCCACTGCCACAGGCGGCATATCTGCCGAAACAATTAACAGAATGGCAGGGTATCAAATAACTTATATTGACTCTAATTCTTATTCAATACAATCGCCCGATGCAGCAACAAGTGGTGCCACAGGCGGCGGTACAACAATAGACATAAAATATCTTATTGGTTCTGCCGAAGGATTAGGCACACAAAGTGCTGCTCCCGCGCTTGGCTGGGGCGTTGGTGGTTGGGGTGAATCAACATGGAACACGCCAAGGTCTTTATCTCTGTCTCAAGTAAATCTTGAAAACTCTTCATGGAGTTTAAATATTTGGGGCGAAGATTTAATTGCCAATGTCAGAGGCAGACAGATATATTACTGGGATACATCTGGATCAACAACAGCAAGGGCCGTTCTTGTGTCCAGTCTGGCAGGAGCAGCGTCTGTGCCTGCGGAAGTTCGGGCAACTGTTGTCAGCTTTCCCGACAGACATTTTATTGCCGCTGGAGCCAGTGTATATGTTGCCGCCGATGGAAGCTCTGGAACACTAGACCCAATGTTAGTGCGTTGGTCTACGCAAGAAGATTTTACAAAATTTGCTCCAACAGCACTCAATACTGCTGGCGATCAAAGGCTTGAAGTTGGAACCAAAATTGTTGCATTGGTTAACACGCGAGAAGAAACAATTATATCCACCGACGAGGCTGTGTATGGCATGACATTCGTTGGTGAGCCATTTATATTTTCGTTTAGATTGCTTGGCACTGGCACTAGCGCAATTGGCTTAAACTCTATGATTGCAATCGACGGCAATACATATTGGATGGGCAATAGATCGTTCTATATATACGATGGTGTAATTAACGAAATACCATGCCCATTAAAGCATTTTGTCTTTGATCGATTACAAACGCAATTTTTTGATAAAACTGTGGCTGGTCATAATGTCGAATTTAACGAAGTAACGTGGTTCTATGTCTCTGACCAAAATACAGCAGGGACAACTAATCCAGAGCCAGACAGTTATGTGACCTATAATTACAACGAAAAAGTATGGTCGATTGGATCAATGGACAGAACGGCTTGGAACGATGCATTCGGCTCCCGCGAGAAACCATTTGCATTTAGCCCTCAAGGCTTTTTGTACAATCATGAGACAGGAACAAGCAACGATGGTGCAGCTATGACTGCATTTATTAAGGCAGCGCCCCGTGAAATCACAGCAGAGGGCGAAAATCTTTACATGGTGGATCGTATTATTCCTGACGCAACGATGGGGGCCAATAGCACCGTCTCGCTATACATGAATACGCGCAAGTATCCCAACGCCAGCGAGACCATAAAGGGGCCGTTCAACATTACGTCTACAACAGAGAAAATCAGCACTCGCGTCAAAGGTCGGCAAATTGCTTTGAAGTTTGAAAGCACAGGCACGCAAGACGAATGGCGGCTTGGTGACCTTCGGATCGACACAAAGATGGATGGATTACGATGACCCGCGCAGCACCCCTTGCAGTCTTGCGATTGCCGTCACCTCCCCAGCAATATCAGCAGGGGTATATGGGAAGATTGGTAAACACTCTTGAGCTTGAGAAGCAGGCGACATATTTTGCAGCTTCACAAGGTTTGCAGACAGCCGTTGATCAGGCCGAAGCTACAGCGTGGTTTATGGGCTAATGGCTAATAATTACAAAAATGCCAAAGTCGATCTGACAACGACAAATGTCACAACGCTGTATACTTGTCCGGGCGCTACTACTGCTATTTTTAAGTCATTTTTGGTGTGCAATGACAGCGCACATAACGACACAATAACCGTGACAATAACAGATGCTGACAGCAACGTGTTTTGTGTGTACAGTGTGAAAGCAATATCTGGGCCTGCGACAGAGGAGCTTTTGACAGCCCCCCTTGTGGTAGAAGAAAATGAAATTATAAAGGTGACAGCGGCAACAGCAGATAGGCTGCACGTTGTGGCTTCACTATTGGAGATAACCTGATGGCAGTTCAGTATGACGCAAATGGCATTGCTCTCACAGATGAGCGCGGAATTGCTCTCCCAGACCCATATGGAAATTTAGGTGTTTTGCCAGCAGCAGAAGACGGCATGGAGACAGTAGATGTTTATCAAATGCAGTCTCAGGTCGCGCCAGAACTTGCTGAAGGCTTGCGCCTGCAAGACGTTTACGGCACTGCCGCGATGCCAATGTATGAGTTTGTAACGCCAGTCAAGACAGGCACACGCACGTTCTCCACTGTGCCAGACTTTGGTGGCACAACTTTCAACGGCGAACCAATGATGGCCTCGCCACGCACTGCAAACTCACAATCAACTGACATGGGGCCAATGAAGATCGCAGCGGCTGGCGAGTTGGGCAGTATGGTTGGCGGTAATATTGGTCGGCAGTTTTTGTTTGGTGGTACTGGCGGTGGTCAAATGGCCAGCATAACTGATGCTATTGTACCGGGCGTTAAATCATCTTTTGCTTTCGGAAAAAATGCAAGAGCGCCTATGGGAACAGGATTTCAACCGAATGTTGGCTATGGTTACGGTGCTGGTCGAGCAATTGGCGGCTTGTTGGCAGGGGAAGATTTTAAAGACGCAGCAAAGTCTGGCGTTAAATCAGGCATTGGCGCGGCAGTCGGAAGCGTATTTGGCCCTGTCGGCAGCTTTATCGGCGCGTCTATTGGTGGTCGTGTGATCTGCAACGAACTACAGCGGCAGGGCGTAATGAGCAGGCAAAACGTACTGCTGGACTATCGCTTCACCAGAGATTACCTGACGCCACAACACGTCAATGGATATCATATATGGGCCGTACACGTTGTGAAGCAAATGCGTAAAGGTAGAGGCGTCAAGCTCTGGCGTCACCTAGCCCAACACAGAGCCAACGAAATCGCCTATATCTACGGTAAGCGCGACAAGCCCGACTATC